ATAACTTTTCTTTTAATTGCTCCTTCTAATTCTTCTAGAGTTTCTCCAGAAACCTCTTCTCCTCTACCTACAGATAAAACATTCTTAAAACTAGATTTTGTAGTTTTTCCTAATATCATACCAGGAATTAATATTTCTGACATTCTGTATGACATAGCTTTTTGGACGGCTGTATCTACTAGATCTATTCTAGCTCTTTGTGCATCATCTAAAGCTTGATATGCTCCTCTTTCAAGATCTTGAAGTACTAATTTTACCGTTTCTTTTGCATCCTTTACTCCATATTTTTCTAATAAAGTATAGTCTTCTAGAAGATCTTTTGTACCTAAAAACATTCTTTGCTTTGTGCCTTGAGGACGAACAATATGCTCATATAAATGTTCTGCTCCAGCGCTTATTGCCTCTTCAAATGATTTAGGACTTGTTATCATTTTATTCTTTTCTACTAAATCTAATAAAGCTTCAGTAGCAGTAATTAATCCAGCTCTACTAGTTCCTGCTTTTTGTACAGTAGATTGTAATATACTTTGTAAAAATTGAGAACCAACACTAAATCTTGTTTTACCTGCGTTTCCTAAGAAAGGTCTAATAAAACTATTAACACTAGCTTCGTTTAATGTACCACTTGCAATCCCATATGTAGAAGCCGCTTCTTGTCCACCATAGACAAGAGCATGCATTATTTCTTGTGGTCCTCTAGATAATGTATAGCCTAAGGATTTTGGTAAAGGAATATATGTTGCTATTGCATCTTCTAGTTTAGCAAATCCTTTACTAAACATTTGCATTATTCTATTTTTACTTAAACCTTTTTCTGGATCACTTGGATCAAAACCAGCTTTACTTAATCTATATCTTTCAAATAACAGATATGATTTTGCTCTTTCTTGTTGTTTTTGTAACAGATCTTTAAATTCGTTATCTTTTATTAATTTACCATTAACATCTAATGATGAATTTAGTAATAACAATTTTGCTACGTCTCTATCATTATCTCTTTCCAGCATTTTAAGTAGAGCCGGATGTGCCTTAATTTTAGCATGTCCAAAGAATCCTGTTTTTTTCATATTATCATTTAATAAGATTCTTACTACCTGTCCATGCTCTGCTCTTTGCATTGGATCTACAGACAAAAATCCATAAAAAACAGATCTTCCTTCCTCTCCTGCAGTGCTATGGTATTTACTAATAGTATTATTAAAAAACTTAGAATGTTTTTCGTGCATTGCTGGACTCTTGATCTTAATTAAGTCTTCAAATTGCTCTCTAGACATCACGACATCATACATACTTTTAGTACTGGTAAATTTATCCGGATTATGGTAAAAACTACCTCCAGCTGTTAGTCTTACTCTAGATCCCGCGTGAGTCAAAATATTAGAATATCTATTAAATCCACCAGTCTTCCCGCTAATACTTACCGCAAGCTTGTCTAAATATGACTTAATATTACCAGGACTACTGTCTCCACTAAAAAATTTAAAAAGTGATTCTGTAGAACTATCTTTATTTATTTCTATTGATCCTGCTCTTTCTTTTAATCTAAGATATTTTAAAGGGATAGGAAGGTGGTGTAATGTGTTTCCTAAATATTCTATTGGATCTTTTAGTTTAACATAGAGCATTTCTCTATTTTTTATTCCAAAAATAGTATCTGTAAAATCTTGTTTAGAAAGACCACTATTATATGGTATTTCTCTTGGAATGTCTTTTAATAATTTTCCTTTATATTTAAAAACACCTTTATAAGTTTTTGTTTCAGGATCTAGTTGCCTTGTAAACTCTACAAGATTCTTTGTAGATATATTTACTTTACCAGTCAGGGCCTGCGCAAGTTCCCTAGCTGCATGATCTTCTCCAACATCAATCATGTTAAATCGGTTAAATCCAATACTTCTTGATTTTACTTTATATTTTCCTGTAGCTTTATCTACACCATATCTCCACTGTCTAGCGTTACTTGTTTTACCTAAAAGTGCTTTAACTACGGGATTATCGTATGGAGAACTATATCCAAACATATCTCCTCCAGACGCAATAGTCTGTAGGTGGGACATAGTATATCTTATAGGTTTAGTTATATTAATATCTCCGCCATAATCTACACGTAAAGCTCCAGGAAGATAGAACTGTCTTGCTCCTTTAATTCCCATTGAAGCTAAAGCTTTAGCTCCACCAGGAATATTCATAAGATTTAATTGAAGATCAGTGCCTTCTTGTATGAGCTTAACTAGTGCTTCCTTTTTGCTAGAATCTACCTCAGTACCTGTTTTTATCCATTTTATAGCAGCATCATATGCACTATCAAAATCTGTTATTTCTGCATGTACAAATCTTTTTTTACCACTAGGAAACTCTATTACCGTAGGAGTTATACCAAAGATATTTTTAAATATTTTTTCAGCTTCAGTACTAGCTTCAGTTTGTAATACTGAAACAAAATTAGTTAAGAAAGCCTCTGGTCCGTGTGTCTTGTAGTATTCTGAAGCAGACATTATTATGTCTACTTTACTATTTAGTTTCTTTATAAGAGATGCGACGTTTTCCCCATAACTATAGACTCTATTTGGAACAGACTTAGTTGGCTTTGCAGTAACCACTCCTGAAACTACATCAGCTGTTGTTCTTCTACCTCCTAATATTAATTCTGGGGCATCAGGTACTTGATCTATGCCTTGAGCAAAAGACAATTGTATTCCTGAATCTGTAAATTTAACTCTTTCTAAAACACCTTGTTCTCTTTGTAATATTTTGAATAAACCTCTAAATGTTTTATTATTTTTAGAAAGTATTTTTATAGAATCTTCTGTTGCATTTTTTATTGTAGCATTCAGACTATGTAGTCTTTGATTTCCAAGATTTACTCCAAACATCTCTTCTATAGCTTTTACAGTCTCATCACTAGAATCTTTCAAATGTATACTTCCAAATGTTCTAGATCCTTTTAATTTTTCAGTTCCAGCATCAGTAAGTATAGAACCGCTATCTCCAAGAAACATTCTTTCGTGTAGTTCTGAAGTAAAATCTAAAACACCTACTCTAAAATTTACATTTCTACGTAATGAATCAGGTTGTCCTTCAAAAAAATAAGCAGAGCCTGCTTGTAATTTTGCTTTACTAATTGCTTTAGCTTGTTCTTTTGTAGTAACTGCCATGTTTGCAACTTGGAACATTCCTTTTGTTGCAGCTGTTTCTTCAAAACGAGTACCGTATATTTTTGAAAAATAACTAGATCTTGCCCCTAAAAACACATCTCTATCCCCAGAAAGAAATTCCGGTTTAGTAAACATGTATGTATTAAAAATATTTCTATCTTTAAGTTCTTTAATTAAACTAGAAATATAAACATCTCTTTGTCGTATGTTTCTTACAAAAGACTGAACAGCAGTAATTCTTTTATTATAACTAGTATCTGGTACATATCTTCCTGCCGTAGCAACAAGTTGATTTATATTTGCTAAGGATTCTTTATAAGAATCCATAATAGAGTATAAATTTTCGCTAGAAGCATCACGTAAAATTAATGATTGATTTAATGTATATCTTCCTACTTCTGGTTTATATATTCCTTTATAAAAAGGACTTTTAGCATATAGTTGTTTTCTTAGTTCTTTTCCTTTTGCATAGTCTTGAAAAGTATCAAATACAAACTCTGGACTTGTCCTACTAGATCCTTCTGATGGTCTAAACAATCCATACATAGCTTTTGGATCGCTACCTCCATATGTAAAAATAGAGCCTTTTCTAGCTATTTTAGGATATAGTATCTCTTCTCCTTTTAATGTTCTAGCAATTCCAAATACATTTCTTTGAAATTCATCTTCTTTTACAAAAAAAGAAGGACTAAAAAAATCATGACTACCTAATGGAGTTAATTCATCATTAATTTTAGAATAACCAAATAGATTAAATAATCTACTCCTATTTTCAAAAGAAGAAATTATTGTATTTGGAACTTCAGAAATGTTAAAGTTTTTTCTTAAAGCATCTAATTCTTCAAACATAGCAGATCTATTTAAAGTAGTATCTGCAAACTTTTTAAAATTTTGTACTCCTGTGTAATTCCTAATAAGAGCATCTGATGCTTTATCATTAGCCATTATGGCTTGTCTAAGCCTGTCCATCTTTTCCTGATAAGACGATACATTACCAGTACCAATACCAAAAACATTATCTATTACTTTTCCAATTGGGTTTGGATTTGAACCAGAATTACCAAAAATAGGATTCATTAGTTAAGTCTCTTTATATCTTCTAAATACTCATTGTTTCTATTTAGTTTAACTGTAGCAGAATACCTTCTGCCATTTGGGGTTCCTAAATTAGTTAATCTAAAAGAATGTTTATTTGTAATATTTTTTATATTGTTTTGTACCATACTTCCATTTGATTCAAAATTTGAAGTTTGTACAAAATTTATATCTTGATCATTAAAGCTAGCTAGTCTTGTTTTTAAATCTATTTCATGAGATTCAAAAAATCCGAATCTGTGCATATTTTCTGATACACCACCAACTCCATGATCTATATATTTTAATCTAACAGCTTGGTTGCTTATCATAGGATTCCAGCCAAGCCAATTACTATCTGGCATCTCCATAGAAGACAACGTTTCTGCTAACATTGTCTGTGAGCTTTGCATAAAATCTGTTGATTTGTTATTGCCAAATTTTTGTAATCCGAAAGACATGTACTCAGGAAGACCACCTAACTGTTCAGATTTATTAGACATTTGATTTGTTAAAAAATAATCAAAAAATCTTCTTTCAGAACTATTAGGTAAACTAGCTCTATACTCTATAGGGGTCATTGCTCCAAACATGGTCTTTCTGGCTTCCATGTCTGCTGAAAACCCTACTCCGGCGCTGGCAAAAGCTTTATTTCTTATAAAATTAATTGCATCAGTTTGTTTAATAAACTCATCATCTTGCTGAATGTGATGTGGAAGCGTATTCTCATCATATCCAGCAGATATTCTTGCTAAGCTTAAGGACATACCCGCAGCAGCACCAAAGCCTACAGTAGCCATATTAACGCCTTGTTGGGCAGTTATAGCGGTAACAGGACTAAACCAGCGTAGTGGGCCACTAGCTAACATACCTAACACGGCACCCTTCATACCAGCTGTAGCTGGATCCTCTAATCCGACATCATATAATGCGGGTCTTATAATGGCTTCGTATGGTCTAGACCAATCTGCGTGAGGAGATCCTTCTACGTGCATTTTTCTATACTGCTCGTATGGAGATCTAAAAGGAAATAATTTACTACCAATAACTGGTATCTCTGCTAAGACATCATGTGTTAAAGTATCATAAGTTCTTCTTAATGGAGCATAAATACTACTTGCAATAGTATTCATGTTAAGCATTTCTATATCTTCTTCGTATCGCTTATATCTAGTATCTACTCCTAGCACTTCTTTTCTATTTTCTATAGCTTCATCAACTCTTTGTCTCCATTCAGGATCTAGAGTCATACCAGCTACTATTTTCTCATATTTCTTATATGCATTACTATATGGAGCAACGTCAGATAAAATTAAGAATCTATCTACAGCACTATATTCTCCTGGTTTACCAGAATGAAGAGGATTTAATGCTTCATATCCTTTTCCAGGCAATCTAGCCTCTCCATCTGCTATTTTTACATAAGGATCTCCATAAGTAAAATCAACAAAATAATCTTGATCTCTTAATGACTCAGATCTTTTTCCAGGTAACCAACTAGGCATATCATTCGCTATAGGATTGATAGCGCTGGATCTTCTATAAACAGAACTATAGTCTGATAATAAGAAACGACGAATAAATTCTGTATTACCTAAAGCACCACCTAAACCTAGATCATATAAATATCTTCCTGGGTCAGCTATCATTGCACTAGTCGCTAGCTCTGTTCCAGCATCTGGCTTTAATGATACTCCAAAGAATTCCATTACAAACTTATAAACACCTAAAGGTTCACTAGCAATGTTTGCTTGTTTCTTTAAGATATTTAATGGAGTAGAAGGATCTTCTGCTTCAATAGATGTGGCATTCATACCACCAATACCTATCATCCTGGCTGTGTCTTCTGTAACACCTCTTGGAGCAAGTGATGCTTTTACAAGAGGCATCTGATCTAATGTTCTACTTACTCTTGGCTTAATCAACTGACCTATTGTTGCATCCAAAGCAGGACCAATTATTGGGAATGATGATAAAGCCGAAGCTGTTTGTGGATATGGCCTGCTTGCGTAATTTATTTGTTCTAGTCTATATGGATTCGCTATATTCCTTAATCCAAATAAGTTATCTACTGTTGGAAATGGTATTCCAAAGACATTAGCATGATATTTCCAATACTCCTCTTTAGATCCATAAATTCCTTTAGTTCTATAGTCTGATTGTATTTTTGCATACCAGCTTGTATCATATCTTTCTACTTTTCCACCAAAGAATGGCATGTATCCAAGGCCCCAAAAAGCACCAGTTCTTACTGGAACTTTCTTTTCTCCAGAATACTCTCTTTCTAAATCTTCTGCTGTTTGTCCTGGATCAGGACCTCCAATAGTTAAGTATGTAGATAATGCACCAAGAGCTGCTCCTAAAATAGATCCTTTCTTAAGAAATAAATTAGCAACAGCTGCAGGAGCTATTATACTTCTTGTTAATGTGGCTCCTTCAGAGTTAATACTTCCTGGAAAGTACGTGTCTGCAGCTTCTGAAATTTGCTGTATTCCAGTAAAACTTCTTAATTTTTGCTGCAATACTCTCAATCCTGCATAAGCTGACGCTGCCGTTTTCACTGGAGATATTCCAGTAATATCTTCTACAAGATAGTCCGCATATTCCGCTCCTTTTAAAAGACCTTCATATGCAAACATAATGCCGCCTAGCCTAGCTGCATTAGCTGTTATTTTATGAGAAGGTTTAAATCCTATACCAAGTAATGATTCAGAAGCTAAGTTGTTAATTCTATACAGCATGTATGCAGCAAAGTCTTTAATAGAATCTTTTCTAGTTGTTGCATAAAAAGCATGCGTCTTTGTATTAGTCATGTATCCTACAGAAGTGATTGGCGCATCCTTTGTATCAGACATCATTCTAATTACCGATTTTTCGCTTGGTACTTCTTTTCCAACAATAGAATATCCTCCTTTTTTATGAGGAACTACAAGATGTCTTGAAGAATATGTGTAAAACTTTTTATCCCAAGCCTCTTTACTAACTACACTGTAATTATCTGCTAAGTCAAAAAATACTCCAATTCTGTTTGGTATTACTACACTAGACCTTCCTGTAACGGCTTCAATACCAACAACTTTTCCACCTCCAGGAACCTTTTTAATAATACCTTGCTTATTAATTAATTCAGGTAAATTAGCACCAATAACTGCATCTATTCCTTTTGTAGAACCTAATTGTTCATAAGGTGCTTTTACTATAACTCCAGTACCTGTGTGGATTGCTTTAGCTCTTTTTATAGGATCTATTACTAATCTGTTTAAAATTGATGGTCTTGTACCAAAACTAGGTCCAATTCCAGTAAGATTTTCTATAAAAGATAAAGCTCTGCCAAAAGTTCCAGTCCTTTTTGGAACATTTATTTTTAAAGCTCCTGCCCTAGAAGCAGCAATAACCTCTAGTGGATCGTCTGTCCTTTTTAATATAAATCCACCACCATGATCTACAGACATTATATTACCAGTAATAGGTCCTTTTGTATAGGATATAATACTTCCTCCTATAAAAAATCTAGTACCTTTGTTTCCATAAGAATTAATTACACCAAAAGAGCGTGTAGATCCAAAAATACTTTCTATAACTCTAGCTTGTCCAAATAGATCAAAACGAGGAACTCTAGCTAATATTGGATTACCTGCTGCATCAGTACCTGCCTCAGCAACCCTAGTAACCATATTTCTTAATCTAAAATCTAGTAGTTCGTTAGTTGATGTGTTTAAAAATAGCTTTTTATCTAATAGTGTGTTTTTATTTAAAATACCTAAATCACTAGCTGTTCTTAGTGTATTAAGATCCTTTTCTGATATTAGTTTAGACCATTTTGCTTGTTCTTCTAAAACATTTCCTACAGTTACTCTTTGTAATCCTTTTGTAAAGTAACCACTATTAAGTCCATTATTTACATATTTTCTGTTTACTAATTCTGTAACTCTAGAAGCTAAATCTGTAGATATGTCCTCAGGAGTTCCTGCTCTTCCTATTACTTCTATAGCTGCTCTAACATCGTCAATAAGGTCTAGTGGACCTAGCTGTAAGCTGTTTTTTCTTACATTAAATGTAGCGTCAAGAATGGACCTTATACCTGCTACTCCACCCTTAGGTGCTAAGTCTCCAACGTTTGTAGCAATGTCTGTAGATAATTTAATTCCTCTTGGAAATCCTAAGAAATTAAATAATTCAGATAAAACCTCTCCACCTTCAGCTATTCTTTTTCTTAATAAAACAGAACCAAGGGCAATAGCGCCGATACCAGCAGCCATTGGTTTAATAATTGACGTATAGTCGCGCTGGGTAGCTTCCTGTACCTTGCGCTGCTGAGCATCATTAATTGTGTTTTCGTCACCTACCATTCTGGTTTATCTGCTACTTCTGGACTAGTAATATCATCTGGTCCTATAACATTTGCTCCTTCGGCAAATCTATATTTTTTAAGATCATTTCTTTTGTTGTTTTTTCCAATGTTTAGTTTATTTCCTAATAAACTTTCTGCCTTAGCTATATATTCTATTTGTTTAAAATTAGTTAAATTCCTAATTACTTTGTTTTCTGTTCCAGGAAATGCTTTCTGTATAAATAATTCTAAAGAAGTCTGCACTGTATCAATGTTTTCTCTTGCATTAGTTAACAAGTCTAGAAACAGATCTTCAGTCTCTATATTAGATTTTTCAATAATTTTAATAGCTAAATTTCTAACTATACCAAAGCTTTCATTATTTAAAATATATTCTACAGGATCAGTTGCATAGACATATGTTTGTTTTAATATCCAATCTTCTATAAAACAAGCATTAAGCATTTTACTTAAAGAATTAATAGCTTGTAGTTCAGATATTAGTAATGGTCTAAATACATATGTTTTTGAATTAAGTTTAAACAAAAAAAGTTGTCCATACTCTAGTTTTGCATGGAACAACTTTTCTGTGGCGTTTGTGTTTACGTCAATCACATTACAGTATTTCTGGTTCAACTTCTACGCCAAAACCAGAGGCCTCCATAATTCTGTCTGCTAATGTAGCAACAACGCCTGCTGGAGTGTTTTCAGTTAACTCAGGATATATTAATGCAATCTTGACTAATTGTAATTCTCCTGTGTCTTTAATCGCAGCTGCGGCTGCGGCTACTTCTTCTTCTGTAGCATTTTTCTTAACAACTTCAGCTTCTTTAGTTAACAAGTCTTGAATAGACTTATATTCTGCTCTGTTTAAACTTCTATAAATATACTTTACACCACTAATAGGAAGAGCACACACCATAAATCCTTTTGATTTATGTTCTTCTACTTTTTGTTTAATGTTATCTGGTATCATACTGATGTTCTTGAAATTATTTGTTTTTCTCTAGCTATAAATGAATATATCTCATATAAAGGATCTGAACTTCCTTCAGCTCCTGCTTGAGATATTGTTTGACTTACGTCTGTAAATATTACGTTAGTAAATCGAATTCCTTCTGTGAATTGTCCATAATATATATCAATAAATCGATTCATGTTTCCTTCTAAAGTACGCATTGGTGATTTTTGTCTATATAGTTCTGATAATGGATTTTCCTGACTTGAGTTGTTTAATATATTTTTCTTATTTAATGAACTCTCTTTTAACTTATCTTTTATTTCTTGTTTAGATAGGTTTTTATCATTTATTAATGTAGCAAGATATCCTATTCTAGCCTCTCTATCTGAATATGTAGGTAATTCTTGATTAGACAAGTTATTTAATTTTTTATCTAATAGATTCTCTATAAATAGCGTTTGATTTCCTATAGATTCTATATAGGCTGGACTTATAAAATTAACAACTAAAACTCCACTAATTAGTCTTCTTCCTTCTGCTATATTTGAAAAATAAGTATCATTGTATCCATATATTGGAGCTCTATTTATAGTCTCTTTATATTGTATTTGATATACTTGATCCATTAATATACCATCAATATAGCAAGTAACTGTACTTGCTGTTGGATAAATAAAAGATGTTGCTGGATTATGCATATTATTTCTTTAAAATAAGTGAATTAAATTGATTATTTAAATTTTCATAATATTTTTCAACAAAATTCAGACTTGTTGTTATCTTATTATTAAATACTTTATAGGAATCTCTTGTATATTTAATTGCATCTTTATTAGTATTTTTTAAACTGTTTATTGTATTTATTTGAGCAGACACTCCTGAAATAATGTTTTTTGTAGTTGTAGCTAATACAGGACTTACTTTTTTACTAAGGTTTGTGCTTAATGTTTTTACAAAAAAAGAGCCTATACCTATATAGTTTTTAAATATGTCTCTTATAGACCCAACATTAACAGAAGATATAGGCATTATATCCTGAGCAACATAGGAATATGTTACTTCTGTATATAGATCATCAATACTATATGTTGTTCCATAATTAACTAAAGTAACACCAGTTAATAATTGTATACCAGAAACGCCTTTTTCTGTACCAAATTGTATTAAGATTGAAAATGGAGGAAGACTGTCAGATATAATAGAAGACGATGCTGATTCTATATTTTCTGCTAAGTCAATATCAAATACGTCTTGAAAAACATCTTTGTTTGTAGCTGCAAATACTAATGTTCCTGCTATAGTCCTTGCTCCTCTAGTATACCCTACAGGATTTGATCTTCCTAGGGTTCTTACTGGAGAAACAGATCTTGTAGTAGAAACAGATATTGTTTGAATATTAGCAAAAGTTAGTAACCTATTTTCTGCTCCTGGTTCTTTTCCTAGATAACCAGTTAATGGAAAAATAGCTGTTACAATAGTATCAGATCCAGAAAAAACATTTATATCTTTTTCTGATCCAGTGTATGAATTTTTTACTATGTCATTTCTTAAATTTGAATTTAATTTAAGCTTAGAATCTGGAGTCTGTATAAAAAAATTTTTTAAGTAATTTAATTCTGACATAATTATGAAAGCTAGCCGAGGTTAGTCGGCTAGCTAAGTTAGTGAAAACTAGCCACCAAAGAAGGTAGCCGATTTGCCATCTTCATTGACCTTGATATAGCCTTGGTCTTTGAATGGAGTAATAGCAGTAGCAATAAATGTACAAGCTTCGTCTGTAGTAATGTCATTAATAGACATTGACGAACCAACGTTCAATATTTCTACGCCATGAATCATCATTCTAGCAACAGCACCATACTCATTTGAAGCCGTAATAACAACGTCAAACGGAAGTACTTGGTCTAGGTAGTTTGGAGCAGCAAGTACTTTATCAAGAGCTATTCTTGACACAGTAGGTGAAGCAGCGCCAACTGCAGGACCGATCAATCCTGGATTTATTTCAATAGTTCCGACCGTAACGTCAGCAATTAAAAAACCTTCTGGTATAGAAAATTTATTAGCAACGTAAGGTCTGTCTCTCATAGCCTCTAAGAGAGCTGATCTATCGAAAACTACAAATACCATTGAGCCAGCAATGCCTCTCTTTGATCTTGAGAAAGATCTAGGATCAGCTTCGCCCATGGTATATATAGGTGCTTTTTCTCTTTGAATTGTGTAAGAGATTCCTTGTAGCTCGCCAAGTATCTTTCCACCAAATGTAACAACCATGTCAACACCAGAAAAAGAGTTGTATGTCTTGTTATAGGTAGAAGTATTTCTTGAGCCAGAAGGAGGTAGTCCACGATTAGTCATTTATTTTTCCTCCGTAATATTAAAGTTCTTTGCTAAGAGATACAGTGAGGTTAATCGTTGTAATCTCAAAAGCAGGAACAAGAGTCAGATTTATGTCTAACTCACCCAAGACTCTCTGGTCTGGAGTTGAAGTGATAGAGAAGCTATATGAATTTAGCGCACCCTGTCCTTTCATGCTAAGAAGAATCTGATCAATTTCAGCATCTAAAGCATTCATTTGAGGAGCATTGTTTGGCTCACCAATGTACTTACTAGCAATTGCTCTGATCAAGTCTACTGCGCTTTGCGTAATACGCAAGGTACTAAGTCTAGTGTAGTCTGAACGGACATAACGGCTCACGTTGTGAGCGCCAGTTAATCCAGAAGCAACAGTAAATCCAGTAGATCTGGTATACAGAGTTACGTGACGAATACCAGTCAAGTTATTAGCCTGTGAAGAGCTAAGAAGCTTGAGAGGCAGTAAGCCAGCAACTTGCTTGTTTGTAGTAGAGGACTGAGGAGCCAAGCTAGTGATTAATCCAGCATAGCCAGCCGCACCAGAGCTATTCATGCTAGTATTAGCAAGACTTGCTCCAAAAGTAATAGCAGCTCTACCTAATTGTGTACCAACTGATCTTACTGGACAGGTGAACACACTCAAGTAAGCGCCAGCATCTACTTTAACATTTCTTGAATCTACAACAACAGCACCATCAGAATCAACTGCTTGCCAAGAAGCAAAGTAATTTGAGCTTACGGCTGAGGCTGTATTTGGATTAACGTCTGACAATAGGTTATTATCAGAGTCGGCAGCACCATGAATCCATGCATCATAAGTCGAGTCATAGAGACCGGACATTGTAGTGTACATGGCTGTCTTGTTGTAGATGTGGTAGTTATACCACTCATTAACGAGACGAGTAGAAGGTGTTCCAAATTGAACACTAGCCATAGCTGATCTTACTTCAGAAACACTTGGAGCGTCTCCGCTTAACCAAGCAGCGCCGAATAAGCTTTCTAATTCGCTGTATATAGTTGCATCGCCATTAGCAAGCGAAGAACCGCCAACTCCAGTAGCAGCAGCAAAGTAGTTAGTTTTTCTACTATTTCTCATAGCCCAGCTAAGAACAGGTCTTGTGCTAATAACACCAGCACAAGCATTTTCTTGAGCAGTAGCTTGGTAGCAGAAATTTGCTAATTGCTTACCAAAGTTCCAAGAAGAAATAGGAGTAGCACCACTGACTGAAGTATATATGCTATCATCCATATACACACCAACAGGAACTACTACATCGCATTCTCTATTTTTAAGAACATCATAAGCACTAGCTAAATCTACATATCTTCCAGAAAGGGCAGCGCCAGGATAGGCATAGTCTATCAAGGTTTGACCGCTCTTATGGCCAATAACCATAACTTCAATATTAGGAGCGCCAGCAGAAATGGCCTCTTCAAGAGCTATCGAGAGCTCTCCAGGAACATTTTCTGTTGGGTAGCCTGCTACACCGCTATAGTTAAAGTACAAAGAATTAATTGCTTTTTCAACCGAACCAACAGTGAAAGGCTCAAATAGGGGTATTGCTGAGTTTGATGTTACACCTAAAAGAGTTACTTTCGGACCAGCTGGTGGAGGAGCAACCTTTAATCCCTGATCGTTTAAAACTGTATTTATACGAGGAAGGTAATTTGTCATTTTATATCTCCATTACTGACGAATCTCTATATCTCCAAATAAATATTCGCCTGATCTGTAGAATAAGTCACGGTACTCTTGAGGAGTATAGTTTCCAGAAACAAGTTGGTCTGCAATATACTTATAGTAGTCTATTCTAGACGGGGCTGTTTCAGAAATTCCTAGACTTAAATCTATCTTCAATATATCTCTATGATATATTGCTTCTAATTCTTCGGTTCGAAAGTAAAACTGAGTACTCTTAACAGGAAGGTCTTGTCTCCAGACATTGTTTTGTCTTTCTGACTGTCTCTTCCAGAAGAAGAGATTTGAGACGCCGCACTGTCTTAAATAACCAGTATATAATTTAAGTAATTGTTCTAGCCATGATATTAGTCTTTCTGAAGTTCGAAATCCATTAGACCAAGCATCAAATTGAACAATATTATCAAACCACTGTCCGTATATTTCTACAGTGTAACCAGGAACAAAAGGGTCTTTAGTTGACTCCCTAAGCATTGGTTTATATTCTTTTAGACTATCAAACGGTTTACCTCGCCCTCCGGGCTCGACTACGGATAATGACCAGGTAATTGTGGGATGAATCGGAGGAACACTTGGTAGTTTTCCCTCTGAATTTGCACTAATTGTATTTAATAACTGATCAGGAAATGTATGATCAAATTTTATATACCTATCTTCATTTAAGTATTCTAAAGAATGGCCTAACTCTACGCTAGGCGGGGATTTAAGGTCTAATTTAACAACACCATCCCATCTATTTGTTACTGGATTTTTAATAATTTGCTCTACAGTATAGACTTCTTTAGTAATTGTATTTCTTATTTGATCTCCAATTTTTGGTTCTATAATACAAAATGGTAAAAATAATAATTTTTGGTTAGTTCTATTTGGAACAAAAGATAATTGATGTTTCTTAATCAATTTTTCTAATATTTCCATAGTTTGACTAATATTTAGATTTCCTTGTTCTCTAGACTTTCTTCTTAATTCGAATTGTTGTCTAGAAGGATCATAATATTGGAGATAGTTATCTCCAAAGTTAGGTAAATCAGGATAAGTCATTTGGTAACCTATTCACTTTATATGTAAACTCAGAACCTAATTGTCCCGGTCTTCCGTCATCAATATTCCGCTCTTCTATAGAGCATTTCCAAAACTCTATTCTAGCAGAATCTCCTTTTAGTGGAGCAACATCCTGTATTCTATAGTACTTACTGATTTTGAATGGTTGCTTTATTTTTCCAGTATCAACCTCTTGATCTAATTCCAGGATGTGATCAAATTTATTTATTTGCCTATTATGTTGTAATACTATTATTTTATTTTGAGTAGATATAACTCCTACATTAGTTCCGTACTCAAATCCTAAAATTCCTAACCAACTGTATCCTTTTACTAAATAGTCTGTAAATAAATATCCAGTATTTAAGCAACGAGTACAAGCAGGGTCTCCTGAGGAACCTAGTAAAGCACTGCAGCTACACTTTTTTGTGTAGTCTGGTTGTCTGATACCATACCATTGAAACCCTAGTGATTCATTGCTTGTAGGAAATAAACCACTAGGTATTCCTGCTAAAGACGCTAATGCTTTTCTTATATCAATCATTATAGCAATCCTATAATACCATCTGCATTCCAGTTAATATTTAAAGTAGCATTATTTACAGTATTAGATCCAATATCCACCTGAGCGATTAAATAAGAAGTATCATTTGTTGCACCAGATCTGTATAATACCGCAAAATTAACTACAGAAGTTATTCCTGAAAAAGAGACATTTGTACCAGATAAGAAGACTTCATTTGTAATAGAATTTAAATAAACACTAGTATTAGTAACTTCTTTACCTCCCTTAGTGTAATTACTAGAAGAGATTTCTGAACTAATATCTCCGGTAAACTTGTGTGATTGAGAAAAAGAATAAGAGCCACTGACTAGCATTATTTTTAATGTATCATTATATAAATCAATGGCTCCACTACAAAGCTGCTGCTTAAAAAAGTTATATAATTGATTAGCCATTAGCCTGCACCTAGTCTAAGGATACCAGTTGTAGTATTCCATACAATCTGGAAAGTACCATTCGTGCTTGACTGATTTCCAATGTCAATGTATGTAATCAATTTCTTAGCGGTATCTGTGGCTCCACCAGAATAGTATATAGCTGCTCCAGAAGCAGCTAATGTTGAAGGGCTCCAAGAAGAAGAACTAGCTGTTAAGGACACTTCTCCACCAACAACAGTTAATGTTTTTCCTTGAAGTAGTTTGCCTCCAGAGACATAAGCTCCTAAGGGATCTACAGATTGATGCGCCACTATGTCAGCAACAGTGCTGTGAGAAGCGCTTGGGGAGTAAGTACCAGAAAGTAACATTACATATAGCGGGTCAGTCATAAGATTAACAGTCCCACTTGCTAAATCATAAAGATAACTTGTGTAAACTACGTTTGCCATTTTAATTACCAAATTGGATTATTGCTTCTAGCGCGTCTATTATCTGTAGCGTTAGCAGCAGGATAGTTATATTGATTATAACTGTATTTAGTTTCGGTATATCTCCAACTTACATCGTACCAAAGTCTATTAATTTCTCCAGCAATAGTCTCGTAAGCCGTAGTGGATGTACCGACTCTGAACTGCCAGCCTTTATTCATTGACTCAAAGGCTACGTCCTTTAATTTTTGGTATTTAGCTATTTTCATAGCTGTTTTACCAATAATATTATCTACACTAACATAGAAATCTCCAAGCTGTCTTTTAGTACCAGCCGACAGATATTTAGTGTATTCCGCATCTTCCATCAAATCTAATATAGTAGAATATATTATATACTGCTTTGCAGCAAATGGAACTGCGTCTAAGCTAAAAGCTCTTCCTACTTTTTCCCAAGACCATATAGTATTTTTAAAAAGAATAGCACCTATATAATCATCTGAATAAACACTAGTCAATTCTCTTACTTCTCTCTTAATAGTTTCTACACCATATATCTCAGGATACAAAGCAGTGTTTACAGAATATTTAAGAGAACCGCCATACTCTTCTCCATCAGCAGACTCAATATCATCATGTAACTCTATTTGAACACCAACGTTATTAGGTAGTTCAGAATTAAAAGTAACAACTAACTGATTTGAATCTACTGATACGGTATAGTCAGGGATACTTCCTTGCCCAATAACACCTCCACTTGCTAAATATTCTGTACTATTAAGTAAAGGGAAAACAGAAACAGAGACCCAATCAGTTAAATCAGATTCTCCAGAATATAATGCTTTTGTAAAAGTAAATTTAACTGTATTGTCTCCAGATAATGCATTAGAAAGGCCATGTGCATTGTTTTTTGGTCTAACCTTATCTACTGTAAAGTCATAACCTAATGCTTTTACATTAGTAGGAAGAAAAACATCGCCTTCTAGTGTTTTACTAGTTGTATCTTTTTGTACTGTAGTATCTATTTTATAAACAGATTCTCCAGTAGAAAACTCAAAAGTAATAGTACCAGATAATGCTTCTGTATCTTCAGCTACTAGCGAGTAGCCTAATCCGATATCTGTACCAACAATAATCACTCTGTATTGAGTGTTCTGCTTTAAAGAAGCGCTTGGTAATAGGTATATCTTTAGAGCACTGGCTGTTGAAGCTGAAATAGTTAACGGAACTCTAGTACCTGTATCTATGTCTACTATAGAAAAAACATTATTAGTAAGACTGGTTGTATCTATGTTTTTATTAAAAACAAGCTCTATTGACTTATTTATAAAAAAGTCAGTAGAAGCTTCTGTAGGATTACTAGATACTAGTGTAATTGCCATATTAGTTTATTTTCTTTTGTAGTAGCAATGTGTCTGGACATTGAATTGTATCAAAAACGCTTTCTAAATACTTTATAACATCTTTTCTGTTTTTATATTGTTTTTCGTTTTCAATACATATTTTAATAATTTCTTTAGCAGTCCAATTGCGATCAATGCCATATTTTATTAAATACTTAAACTTTTTAAAAGACTTGGACTCTTCTGTAGGACGAATTCCATAAGATTTAATTAAATCCCAGTATTCAATTGGGACATTTTCGTCACGACTAATGTTAGGAACAAATGAGTTTCCAAGAATAAGAACTCCACTATTTATTGCTTTCTTAATAATAGTTTCATCTGCAGAGCTTATTTCCTCAGGAACAACACATGAATGGTTTTCTGAAGAAAGCCAAATTTTTCCTACACCAAAAAATGATTCTTTTTTAAAGTTTAAAGAAATTTCTTTTCCTTTAATGCTATTAGTAATATAATCTGTATTGTTTATCGATACCGTCATATCGATATTATCAATTTCTTGATCTATATTTTCTTTACTTTTTCTAGCCATACTACTTATCTTAGATAAAAATAAGGTTGGCCAGGGGTTTTGTCCTGACCAACCTTTGGTAAGACTCAAGGTAGCGATATATAGAATCTTACCGCTTTGCCACAAGGATCCCGAAGGTCACACTGTGGCACGGTCCAACCGACATGGCCGGTTAGTTTTTTTAAATTTAAAAACATTTCTCTCTTATATAATTGCGGGTCTTTCATATACTAAAAGACCTTGCTGGTGTACGTCTTTGTCTAAAATGCCCTGCTCATAGGCTAGTGACATTTTTTGACGTACTTCTTCAACTGTACCAAAAATAATATACGTTCTTAATCCAAGCCAACCAGATCTTCTAGAAGAATCTAGCTGATTAATTCCTCTAGAATAGAGAGTAAATGAATGTCCAGCAGAACTATCGACATCTTCTTCATCCTCTAGAATACTTAACCTATTCGTAAGAGAAATTCCTGTAGGCTTTGTACAATTATAGCTCTTATCATGTAAGTATCCAACAACTCCCATGCAGAAATCATGGTCAGCTTTTTTATATATTATTCCAAAATAACCATTATAGAATATAGAAGGATATGTAGTTGGAGCAAAATTAGCCCCGCTATTGCTTACTATATTTGATCTAGTTATTTCAACCGTAGTATTTTTATTTCTATATATATCTCCTAAATTTAATACAAAGCCGGTGTCCGGTACTACTAATTCAATATCATTAAATGCTGTAGTAATATTTAATTCTAAATTAGTACTTGTATTTAAAACTGTACTAGGAAGCGTTTGATAGTGGAATGACCAAAAGTCAAGTTGGGATACTCCAGGAAGGTTGCTATTGCAGTCAACAGAAAGACAATAGTACTGCTTCATGTCATATGCTATAAGTTGATTGTTTGTACCTAGTTGAGCTAATGTGTAGTCTCTATCTATAGGCGTAACTGCTCCCTCTATTTTTTTACCTCTTTGTAGTTGTGTTATATTTGAATATCTTACTGGAGAAGTATTAATTGTAGCCATATTTTCAGATACATATTTGCTTCCTCCAAAGGAAGGTGTATATGTTCTTGTTGGATTATTTATTGTAATATATTTTTCATAGAAATTTAATCCAAATTCTGGACTCTTTCTACGAACAATATCAAAATCCCAATCATATCCTGACTCTGATCTAACATTCCATCCTGTAATTAAATTACCTCTTCTAGCCTTCTTTATAGTATGTGTAAGTTCAGGTGTAGATATTTCTATGGTTTCTTCATCCCAAGGATCTTCACTTTCTGATCCAGAATACCAAGTATACCCTTGAGTCCTTAAGACCTGTCCATTAAGTCCAACAGACTCTCCTAAAGCATCTCCAAATCTATTTATTGGGTTAACTAAAACATAATCTGTTACAGGGAATCCAATTGTATTTAAAATTTCTACTCTATGGAAAATAGATTCAGCATACCCAACGTTTGCAGGAGGATCTATTAATTGCTCTTCTGGAGCATCCCGTACTAAGGTATCTGCAGATTCTGGATCTCCAACATACACGTAAACATATTTTCTCTTTGAAGAATCAATTATTGTTGTATAGATTAAGTCTGCATCTTGTGCTGATATTAAAATACTAGAACTATCTAAGCCTGAAGCAACAGCGCTTCCTCTAGCAATATGTGTTGAGGTTCTTGAGCGAATTCTAGAGCCAATTGGCGAAGTACTTGTATCAATTACTGTTGAAGTCGTTACATTTGGATATGTAGTACTTGTAATAACTCTAGGTGTACTAGAATTAGTAGCAGTTGTATTTCTTATTGGATTTGTTATAGAAGCCGTGGCTTGTTTTATACTAAAGTTTGCTTGTACCTTTGTTACATTAAAGTTTATTATAGTATCTGGTATTTCAGTTAAAGTACCAACATAGCCCATAAAACATTCTATATACTCATCATAATCCGTAGGATTAGATGGCGCATAACTAGTAAATAATTTAGCCCTTAATTCTGTAGCTTTTTGTTTAATAAGTTCATTACTATCTGGATAGTAATTTTGTGAAGCAGCTTCCAAAGCAATAGAGACAGCAGGACTTATAACTACAGGATAAGATCTAGAATATCTAGCGTTTCTAAAATATCCAAATGGATACATAGAAACTGGATAGTTATTGTCTTGAACAGTAGTTACTTCTAAGGCATCGTTTATATTTAATAACCTACCGAAGTCCGCAGTATTAGTAGTAATTTCTAGATTTTGAGACATAGCTCCCCAGAAATCAAATCTTTCATAGATAGGCTGAGTGCTTAATAAAGAAGTATCTAATCTAACATATTCTCCTGGTTGGAAGGTGCCTTGAACATCTTTGACCCAGAATTGCAAGTATCTTGTTGCTGCACTTGCGTATGTAGCGGCATAGTGTACTAAAACTAATCTTCCTGTAGCCCCGCTAGTTTGACCAGTAATCATTCTACCTAAAGCAAAGCCGTTATTTGTAATCCATTGAGCTAGTTCTGTAGATCCTACTGGAGCTGGACCAATAGTAAAGCTAGCTATACCAGTTCCAGGAGTACAATCAAGAATTGTATTACCTAGTACTAAAGAAGCAGCGGCATCACGCGAAAGTTGTAAGTATTGAGCACCTAAGGTACTTGTAGGATCTTCAGTCAATAATACTTTAGCTAGTAAGTAATTTCCAAGACATGCAGCACCTTCTTCCCAAGGTCTCCAGTGTCTAAAAGAATTCAAACAAGCAGCCTTATCACAAACTCCTAAGACTTCAGTTCCTCTTATTTTTTCAGTAAATAAGCCAGGAGTATATTGTCTAGCCAGTCTGCCTCTTTGTTGTATGTTAAAATCGTACCTTCGCTGCAACCAATATTTTAATTCTTGATCAGCAGTAAATTCATACAGCATTGCAGCATCTTGAGATGTTCTTCCAATAGCTCTTGGGCTACCCCAGCTATGTATACTTGAAGCAGCATAGCTTGGATAAGAATCTACTCTATTTGCATTAATATAATAAGCAACGTACATCTTCATGTACTCTAAGCTATACCAGTCCATACTAATTAATGCTTGTAAAAAGAACATTGTATTAGTATAGTGTTCTTTATCTGGTCCATATATTGGTTGACCACCATGGCTGTTATTAGCTGCATATGGTAAATTACTTTCTCCTGCAGCAACAGTATATCCAGCAAAGCTTGCTGGAGATGCACCAAACATCATACCAGACCAAATGTGTACTTGAGCAGAAAGTAACTCATTAGGAGTCACTACTGAACCATCATCTTTATAATACCAGTTAGTTCTTAATGCTTGTTGTCTTGTAGTAAATTCTAAATAAGGAATCCAGTTATAGTTAGAAGAATCAAAAATAGGCCAGCCTCTTAATCCGAAGGCGTAGTCTCGGTAACCATGAGTTCCTGTATTTGTAGTTCTTGGTGTATTACAGGCCGCAGGCCAGTTATATGGCCCTCTGTAGGGATTACTTGTAGAGGAGACTGCAGATATATTCTGTAACAAAAGATCGCTTCTACGGCGTTTCTCGGTCTCGTCAGTAAGGTATGTGTGTCTGCTGTTATCTGGAATTGTCCCTGTAATTGGGAATAGTGTTTTCCAGTCATCAGAAATAGCAAGTATTTGACTATCTAGTTCTGCAGATAAAGTACCTCCAGATGGAGTTCCAAAACACATAACTCCTTTATACGCATGTGATATTCCAGGAACAAGGAGAGCATCTTTGCCGCCATGAAGTCCAGGACTAATTAATGTATATCTTTTATGTGTAGATGTTATTGTTTGAATTTCTTGAATCTTTTCGTTTTCAAATCTAAATGCAGTTGTAGGTCCGTTTATCTCTAAAATAATAGGTTGTGTTAAAGTATATCTTGGATCTACAGCATCTGGGCTTGAAGGAGTTACTGATGGAGAGAATCTATAAAATCCAAATCTAAAATAGAATTGAACATAGTTTAAATCAGAAAAGAATTCTGCTACAAAATCTATCCAGAAATGTCTTATTCTTGGGTTAGTAGGAGAGTTAGGTAAATGGGTAAATACTCTGTATCTGGAATAGTGATCTGTAGGTCCGCCACCTTCAATTAGCTCTAAATTTTGAAAAGGTATTTGATAGGTAGTACCTTCTATACTAATTGTTGCTACAGTAGATTGAAGACCAGACCAAGAAACATTAGTTCTTGTATATGGAATTGATACACTATCATTGGATCTAAGTACGGCTGCAATTTTCTCTTCATTAGCAGTTAAGTCTGTTTTAAAAGAAACTCTTGCGTATTTTACTGCTCCGTTATCCCATCTAGCTCCTTGAGGATACCATTGTACTTTTTGATTTTCTGCTACAGAAGAGTAAGCTCCGGCAACTATTAAGTTGTCTGTTTCTCTGATATTTTCTGCTTTAGAAAAAGGAATTCCAAGAGTTACTACTCCTGTTCTAGAGTATGCAGATTTATTTTTGATTCTTAGTAGTGCCATAAAATTTACCCAAAAAAAAGGGGCTGGTTAAGTTAATAACCAACCCCAAAGATCATCAACTGTCACCCACTATTAGAGTGGGTTACCAGTGTACGATTCGTCAGTACCTAATCCGTTGGCAAGATCACCAGTAGCGTAAGAGACACTGACTCTGTCAGCAAAGTCAAAGTTCTTACCAATCTTGATGTTCTTAAACAGACCAATACCGCGACCGTCATTCTTGACAGCCAAGCCGTAGCGCTCACGGAACTTGACTTTCATGATGTCCTTCGAAGGATCGGTCCACTCGTCCGAGGTGACCTCTTCGTCAACAACAAGAATACCAAGCTCGTTAACATCACAGAACACAATGTCCGTGGTGTTGTTGCTCGAATTGTATGTCATGTATGGGCTTACAATAATGTTGAAGGCGCTTGGGAACATCGAAGGTACTCTTGTGAAAGTAGTAGCAATGTTCTCAGGACTCGACACGTAAGTGTTTTGATTGAGCATGGTTTGAGCCCACTGAGGAGCGTTACCGACCGAACCGTTAGGATTCTGCCAGAACATCGAAGCCATGCCATTTTCAAAACCAAAAGCGCGAGCCATACCTTGCTCAGCGAAGATTCTCCAGCTGAAGGGGTGCATTATCAATGTATTTGGAATAAACCCGCTATCAGCCATAGTCGCCCAAGCCTTGAACATATCATCCAAGGTCAAAGTACCATTGTAGGCACCTGAGGCACTTCTGCCTGTAGCGCTTGGATAAGCAGTGCTGGTATTATCAATAAGAATAGTACCATTGCTGGTAATAAGATTAGCAACTTTCTTTTCCTTGTGGCGAGCCAAGGCTCTGCCGCAGGCGCGAAGGTTCATCGAAATGATGTCAAACTGGCTGTATCTTCTTTGCTCTTCGGTTACCTTACAGGCAATACCCGACTTGCCAATGATACATTCGGTCTGACCACCCATTTCCATGGTACCTTCTGGATACTCTTCACCTTCAGCAAGGTCAGCAGCAGCATTGGCTAAAGCACCGTAGGTTGGGAACGATACTCTAGTACCAGCGCTGTAGTTGATTCTTGTCATCAATGGAGTGAGAACCAAGTTAGGCTCAATAGCTTCACGAACCATAGTGCTAAGCACTCTTGGAATAAGAAGCGGGTGATCCGTGCTAAAGTTGTCTCGCATAAGGCGAGTAACTTCCTTATCCTTGTCTAAAAGCTGATCAAGAGAGACACGGTCAGTAGTCATATCGACATAACCATTGCTTCTCCAAACTTTTTCAACTTTCTTAAGGTTAGCTCTGTCTTTCTTAAGACGAGGATCTTCCTCGAAACCAAAGTCGTCCTTCTGGGACTTAGTCTTTTCTTCGAGTTTGTCAACAAGGTTGATTAGGACTTTCTTCTGGTCCTCATCAAACACATCAAAATTTAATTCATCTTTCATTTTGATATCTCCTTAAATATTAGAGGCGAATCAGAAGGGTTAAGCCCCAATATTCTTTATTGGAGTCAGCCTTAGCGCCAAGGTAGTACGCAGGAACGCCCTTGGTGCCTGAACCAGTGAGTTTAAATCCTGGGACAGTTTGGATTTTCTCAAGGAATGAGAATTCTTGCTGAGCAGCTGAGTCAAGAGCAAAATCTGACAACTTGTCAACAAGAGTATCACCTTGAACAGTGTTGTCACCGCCAACACCCAATTTGACTTTTCTTAAGCAGCGACCAACAACTCTATCGTGGATATCGTTGTATGTCGAAGCATAGGTCTTAACTGGAGCATAACGACCAGCAAGGTGGAAGCCCGCTTCGTGAGAAGTGTAGGTTGGATTTGGCGACATAAAGCCAATACCGTGACGCTTACCACTACCCAACATAACAGCATCGCCTGGCTCAATAAGCCATTCATCACTGTTAACGGCAGGAATTTGAATTACGTAGTCAGTAACAACGCCAACGGCGGTGTTTCTGGTGTAATTTGTGTAGAGAGCTTGAAGCATGAAGCTGTATATAGGTTGATATACAACGCCAAGAGGCTTAACTCTGCCTACAGCGTGCGAACCCGAAGCAGTTGGGAGACTCCAAACGTTCGAAGCACCGACCTGAATGAGGTTACCAGCATCAGCATATCCTGTACCGAGAACGGCAGGGACAAGCTTACCCGCAGCAACAGCGTTGCCACCAGTTACCATACCAACGAGGGTACCTGGTTCAAGCACGATAGGATCGTGATGGAGCTCATCAACTCTAGTGTGAGCAAGGCCGGTCCAAGCTTCCTTAGCAATAGCGCCTGCTACGGGACGAACACCTTCGCAAAGCTCATTGTAGTAAGGACGATTGACATCATAGCCACGTGGAATTCTTATAGTCATTTTAGTATTCCTTTAAATCTTACAGTCCAAGGTCTTCTGAAAGAGCATCAACACCGCGTTTAAGTGTTGATTTTGGTGTTTTTGTCGCAACAGGCTTAGCGCCCTTTGACAAAGTAGGAGATTCTACTTTAGAGTCAGCAGCCAACTCAGCTACTGTCTTTCCCTTAGGCTCTACGGGAGCTTCAGGAGTTTTAGGCATCTCCATTAAAATATCTTCAAGCGAATCTTGAAGCGAATCTACTGAACGAGCAGAAAGTGTTTGGACATAGCTGTCAAGCTTGTCTTTACTGTCTATTCCCTCGGTACCGGGCTTTTTGAGCCTTACCTTTAAGGTAGCTAACGAGAAAGCAAGACTCTTGGACATCTTTGTTTGCATCTCGGTGGCGTCGGTGGTAAGTCTTTGTATTTGACTATCCTTAGCCTCTACCTGCTTTTCCAATTCTTGAATTTTGGCTTTAGCAGCGGTAAGTTCATCTTTAAGGCCCTGGCTATCAGCTTCTAGTTTTTCTATCTGCTTAGCATCCATTGTAATTTCCTTATTAGATGTATTATCTAAGTTTTTAGCCTTATCAAGATCTTGCTCCACATCTGAGACTCCCGAGGTAGTTCCAACTTCATCCTGACGGACATCTGTAATCTCGTCATTAGATTTTTGGTCTTCAGAAGACACTTTATGCTTGAGCTTCTCCGCAATTGCAGGGCTTACTGCAACTACTGTCTTCTTAACAGAAGAACGATGTTCTCCGTTCAAAAGACTTAATTCACCATCTTCATCAATAAGCTTGAAAGTTCGAACCATTTCTTTCTTGCCTTTGCTAAAGCTGGTAAGTGCGTTTGTATTCCAAGTATCCTTGGATTCGTCTTTCCAATTATAGTTCAATAATTTAGCGACAGGTTGTGCAGGTAAGTTGACAAAGCTAACTTCATTATACGTCATTGTACCTGTTATACCATAACATAATTTCATTTCATCCGAGTCCTCAGACTCATAGGATTCACCTGGAATATGCTCACAGGTGTAAAGACTGTCTGCACATACTGAACAAATAAAAGTATCTGACGAGTGACCGGCAGAGACACTTAAGTATCTACCATCAACAATTTTATTAATAGATTCTGGATCTGTAATAATTCCCTTTACGGTAACAACTCCTGAACCTTTTGAACCCATTTCGTCTGGATATAAATAATCATATAAAAATTGATCTCCAAACTTTAACTGAGTATATTTTGCTCCAACAATTCGGCCTATAGCATCGTTTACAATATCGTGATGTTTTAGAATAGGCTTATCATAATCCGAAGAGCCGCCCTTTTCTTTAGAAAAGAAAGAAAGGTATCCAGTAGAAACAAATTTAGAAGGGTATACTCTTCTATTAGTTATTACGCCAGAATGAGTAGCGTCTATTTCTACTTCTAATCTAGTGCCTCGCTCTCTTCTAATAATATCAGAAGCATCTCTCTTAAGAGAGGATGCTATTGAAGGCTCTATAATAGTAGAATCTTGGAATTTAAATAATTTAGGTATTTTTGTCATTTGAACTAAATGTTAGAAAATGGTTAGCGTTTTCTGGAGTAGGTATAAAGTTTTTGTACACTAACTCACTTATATCTAGTACGGTGCTCTCTAAATTATCAGGATTTACGATCTCAATAGTTTTGCTACCTATTTTTTTTGCAAATTTAATAAAACCAAAACGTTCTGACGTTATTAGTTGATCATTAATCAAATTAATGATTCCTTTATTTAGCACTTCTAGATATGATATTATTTTAGTAATATCTAGGTTGTTATCACTATCTCTTTTAAGTGAATTAAAAATTTGATCTTTATATGGATTGATTGTCTTCCAATAAGACTTAGTTACAAAATTTAGAAAGAATCTGTCTATAGCACGCTGACCTAATTCTTCAAATTCAATATCAGTATCTGGATTTCTAAGATCATATTCTTTTTTAGCTTTACTGTATCCATCTTCTATTCTTTCTAAAATAGCTTCTTTAGATATCACTGTGCTTTGTTTTACAAAGTCTCTGAATAATTCTTCTAATACAAAAGTATCAATTTCAGGATCATTAATTGTATTTAAAATACTTGTTTTTAATAAGTTATATCTTTCTTTTATTTTTGACAGGTAATCGTTTGCTTTAAATCGACTCTTGGCTGGTTTTGTTCCAAACTGATTAGTAGGCTGTCCTCTGTTAGATATTGTATTAGAAACACTCTTATCTGATCCAGATGTTGAAGGTCCAGTCTTAAAAGATCCTTGTAAAGAAACTATTTCTTTTTGATATTTATTTTGAATACTAATATTAGTGTCTTCTTCAGAAGAAGGATCTAATGGCTGCAAGTTTAAGTATTTCTTTCTAAATTCTTGTCTAGTAATACTATTACCCATAAAAAGCTGTAAGCCATGGTTTTGTTCAGCTCTTTCTTGTTCTTTATCTATTGTTGGGAAAGCGAAATAAACTAGATTTTCTTCTGTAACATCATAGCCACCCTCTAATAAGAGTGGAAGAACAACAAAATGGGTGATAAAATCTGAAATAACTTGTTGATAGTCTTTAGCAGAATCTTGTAGCGATTTATTTATGGTACCAGCTGTTGCTCTGTTTGCTGTACCTCCTCTACCTAAATCTAAAGGACTTAATCTTAATCCTGCAATAACTCTAGATTCAAAATATTCTAAATAAGGGGACAAATTAAGGGCTGAGCCATCCTTACTTACTAACTTAACTTCGTGACGTTCACTGGTTACAATATATCCTTGTGCTGGTAAGTTGGCTACACTAGAAAGAACAACATCAACTTCGTTATCCCCACCTTCATAGACCATAGCTGGTCTAGATTCACTTCCAACTTTATAATGGTAGAGGGGGAATGCTTCTTTTGCAGCAACTATTACTGCAATCTCTTCTAACTTTCTTAAAGCCCTAATATCATCTAAAACAGGAAGCAAAAATGGAGTTCCAAAAGTAAAGCCAGTCTTTTTATCTATAGTAATATGTACAACGTCTTCTACAGAGTATTGCTTATCATAATCAGACTCATTGTGTTCTGTATATTCAACATATTGTCTCCATTTTTTTGGACTACCCCACTTATCTACGGATACTTCCATTGTAGTAGGATCTCCAACAAATATACCGGCAATAGGTTCTAGTTGTTTACCATAAAACTTAATAGGTTTACCACTAGCTCTGTTAGAATCTCTTCTAAATATTAAAAAGGCATTGTGGTATGTTACTAAATTATTTACTGTTTCTCTTAACCACTGTTGAGTAGTAATTCCACTTAATACAGCTATTTCAAATAATCTTTTCTTAACATAAGAAACCATAGACTCATCGCTACCAAAAAGCTGGTAGCCTTCTTTCATTATCTGTTCTCTATGTTTTCTTACTGATTGATTAATGTAAGGCTCAATATCTGCTGCTCTGCCTATTTCAGATAAGTCATATATTGGAGCAGTGAATCTTGTTGATCTAGAAAAGTTGGATCCGCCTTTAAACTCAAAACCACGAACTCTTCCTAATATTTTAGATCTATTTTCTAATACAGTCTGTACTTCTTTGGCTCTTGCAGAAGAGATAACCGTTTTTATATCTTTACCGAGAATAGGCTCGGAAATCCTGATAGGGTTAATCATTGAAAGTTTGTTTTAGTGTATTAGTCAGATTTTTTATAATTAAATCTAATTCAGCAGAATTGTCTTTTTCTTGCTCGCAACCAGAAGCAGAAGCGTCCTCATTATTTTGCTCAATATTTATTCCAAAGTCTATTCTTAGGTTTTCTGTTTTCTTTGGAGTAGATTTTGAAAAGAATTTTTTCTTATTTTCTTCAGAAATAGAAATTATTGGTTCTGTTTCTTTAAGAATTTCTAATAAAGCTGGATTATCAAATTCAATTTCTGGTACTGTCACGTCTTTTCTTGATTTGTTTATTTTTGATGCATTGTAGCAAGAATTTGCTAAAGAAAGCTTACTAGCCATTAGTTCTAAGATTCTAGCTACACCAATTAAGTATCTTCTTTCGACAGAATAGCTCCAGTCTTTTCTAGAACCAAATCCTGCACCAAACTCCCCTATAATAGTGTATATATCCTTAATAATTTGTTTCATTTTTTCAAACAAGACTCGGACAGCATGTAGAATTACCCACCCAAGAGTGAACATACCAGCACATGCGCTAAATCTTTCTGAGTCATAAGAAAACCACTCTGTTATCTTTGAAGCTATTTTTTCATAAAACATATTTAATAAAGTCAAAATCTTAAATAACAAAGCTTGCAATATATCTGCTAAAAATCTTGTAAAAATATTAAATAGTAAAGATAAGTATATACCAAAATCCATAGCCAGTATTCTACAAACACTTGCTATGCTAATCATTAAATCTGTATTTCCTACTTTACCAAATATTTGTACTAAACAACATAAAGCTCTATCAGACAAATAATAACTTAGACTATCTACTATATTATCAAAAAAATCACTAGATTTTTTAGCAACTGAATCGATTACTCCAATGCCACCGGCAATTGGTATAGATACTTTATTATTGCTGGTACTCTTATTCTTCTTTGATAGACTAAATATAGAAGAACTAAACTCTTCATCAGTAATATAGTTTACATTCTTGTATATTTCTCTAAATTTAGGAGAAAAGTGTACAGATGTGTTTAGTGCTTGTCCAACAAATTCAGTAAGTTGAGCTGTCTGTAAATAAGATAACCAATGATCTATTGTTAAATATCCATTTGGTTTATCTAGTCCTCCATATCTAGCATAATAGTCTTTTGTATAATTAACAATTACCTTGTAGTCATCGGACTTGACATATTCTCTAAATTCTTCAGCATCTATTCCAAAATCTTTTAAAGCTGATGCTCTTTTGTAGCTAGATTCTGCATATTCCGCAACTTGATTTTCAATCTCTGGTGTTTTTATTTTAGACTGTTTTAATACTTCCAGTATCTGCTGTGCTTTAGCACCTAATTCAAGTAATATAACAATACCTATAATTACCTTACTAGTGTGGTATACTTTTGCTCCAGACTCTTCTGTAGACAAAGCATAGAACTGGTCAAACCAAGGAGATAGTGTAATAGCAGCAATAATAGACACTGCTATGCCGTTGTCCTTAAGCCACTCAATAAGTGGATTAAACTTATCTTTATTGCTCTTACTAAAAGCTCTTACATTATCTGTTTGATTTATTAATACCCCAGGTATACTTCCTGAAAAATAACTTCCGCTTATCTTTTTCTTTTGATTTAACAAAGAATCGACACATTGCTGAAACATATTAAAAGTAATAATAGTTCCATTTTTTGATTCTTCTTCAAACAGTCGTCTAGCAGACGCTGCAGTATTCGTGTCGTTTTCTTCTATTGGAATCCATTGAGCTGGATTCATTTTAGATATAGCTTCTCTTACTACTTTTCCTTTTAAATAAGATTTAGCTAGATTTGTATAAACCTGATCAGTATCTTTTTGTCTTTGATCAATAATATCCGGATTTAATATTTTGTTACTGAAGTGCTCTACTGGCTCTTCTGATAACTTTCTTTTTCTAGAAAGTTGAGGTTTACGATTACGTTCAATTGCCATTAGAAACTCTTCCTATTAAATTTATTACCTATATTCTTTCTAGATTGAGATCCAAAATTAGATCGCCCTGAATCTAAATCTCTTCCTAAAGACTTTCTTGTTGGAACTTTTCCAGAAGAATTCGTAAGTTTCCATCCTGACCTAGCCATTTGTTCTCTTTCTATTTCTGTTCTTGTTTTTTCAGGATTTACTGTATCACTAACTTCTATTCCAACAACACCTTTTAAATATGGAGGTTGCTTTAAGTCTCCTTCTTTCCAGAAGAATCCACCACAAGCTAAGTAATAAGCTGTAAGTGTATGATCCTGTCCTTGAGAGTATCTAGGTAATCCATAAACAGAAATAGAGTCTATTCTAAAGTTTCTCATTTGCTGGATTAATCCAAGCTGAGAACTATCTGCATTGACATTAGTATCCTCAGATCTTGGTAATATCAAATAACCATCGTCTAGCAGTTTTTTAGTTTGATCTATTAAAAATGGTTTTGCAAATCTTTTTATTTTTTCTCCAGATAATGGATCTATAACATCAATATGTTGATTCATATGAATAGCATGAAGCTTTTCATCAAATCTAGAGCTTGGTTCTGATAGTGTATGCTTCCTGAGTAGTTCTGTTTGAACGCTACCATATCCTGCATCAACAAATATATACTTAAATCGCCATTGTCTATTTAGACTAATAATAAGCTGTACTGAATCTGTTTGTGTATAAGCACTTTCGTCAACTATTATCTTTTTAGCTAATTTTAGTCTATTATTGTACCATTCTAATATAACCATATGCGTTCCAGCAGACTTATTCCAATCCACTCCTAATATATATTCTGCTCCTTCGTGTTTTGTAATAGAGTCCATATCATAGTCAGAAATAGCAGCATTAAGCTGTCTTGCTTTAAATACACCTTCCTCTAGTTCAGCAAAGTCAGCTAGGTATTCGTGAGCATATGTAGTTGCGTCAACAGAGCCTCTAAAGAATTTTTCAGTAGACTCGTCCCACTCTGGGGATTCAGCAGATATAAACCAAAATTCTTTAAAACCAAGATCTTTATCTGTAGCATATGTAAAGAATCTTCTTCTCCAACCTCTAGGTGTGGTTGCTGCAATTAATCTGCATTCTTTATGAGAAGCTAATATAGCCATAACAGCATCGATATCTGCATCTGCTAAAGTATCTATTTCGTCTATAATAATAAGATGGGCATCTTGTCCACGGATCTTATCAGAACCGCTTGCGCTTGTTGCTCCTGCTGAAAATCCTAGTATTTTGCTTCCGTTATTAAAGTCAATTCTAGATGGTGTCTTTGTATATCTACTGATTGATCCTTTTAATGAAACGCTTACATTAATAAACTTTTCCATTTCATCAAATAATCTTGTTACTTGTCTTTCATAAGGAGCAATTACTAGAGTTGTGAATCTTTCTGCCGTAGTTGCCAAATATAAAGTTTCAACTACCAATGCTTCTGACTTTCCAATTCTTCGGCCACATCTATATAGCTTTTTTTGAGCAGAACAAGAGAGCATGTCGCTTTGATACCATCTGGGTGTCCATCCAAATTCAGAATAGGCCCAAGAAATAGGATCTAATAAAATAACAGCGTCTTCATATTCTTTAGTGTTTTCAAAATCAGACTCATTTAAATAGGAAATCCTAGATTGCATGTGTTTTTGGCAATTAGGAGGAAAAGGGCTTTTTGTTTTTTTTTCAGAATATAATTTACTATAATAATTAACACAACGACTACACATGTCTTCGTCAAATCCACGAATTGGTGTGTAGTTCGTTTCTAAATAATTATTTTCTGGTGTATATTTACTGTTCATCTTTATGGACAGCGCCCTGTTTCCAAGAACCACAACTAGTACATTGAAATCTTTGATATTTTACTTGTCTAGAATAAGAGAATCCTCTTCTTTGTAATCGCTTACTACCGCAGCAGTTACATGTCTCTTTTGATATATTAATTCCTACATTTGGATGTGGATTTATCCATGGTCTGAGTTTAAGATATACTTCTTCAAGAAGATTAACATCTTGCTTGTTATATCTCTTCATCTTTTTCCAACTGGACTCATCACCGGACATGCATCCTAACCATAACTTAAATCCTCCTGTAGATAGTTTTTTACCTACATTAAGATTCTTACCAATATCATCTAGTTTATTGCTATTTAATAAGAAGTATTTCTTTGCTACTTTTTTAGTATCTATAGAACGAAAAGGACTGGGTGGTCCCAGTCCATTCATTAAGAATCTCGCGTTAGTCTTCTTAATATCAAATGAATCTCCATTGTGGGCAACTACAATATCTGCTTGATCTAATAATTCCCAGAGTTTCTGAACTAACTGCTTATCGTTTTTTATATCTTTTTTATAATTAGGGAAATCATCTAGACCAAGAGTAATTATTTCTTTAGAATCTAACCACTTTGCTGTAAAACAAAGCATATATGATTCTTGTTCAAATTTTATAATATTTTGGTCGTATTTACCCCAGCACCAGCCAAGATTAGGTGTTGTTTCTATATCTAAAAACAAAACCTTTAAAGCGTTCTTTGCTATTTTTGTAGTCATTGTTATCTATGAAAGTATTGGGACTCATTGCCTAGTACACCTCTTAAGCCAAGCTGGCTGTCGTGTATAGCCATAAGAGCTCGCTGTCTTTGTGTATACGCTATTTCAGTATCAATCATTTGAGGTCCCATACCTTGTTGATTAGATCTAGTAGCTGATTGACTTAATCCATAATTAGGAGAAAAAATAGACTCAGCTAATGATGCCATACCCATAAATAAGAATCCTTTACTTATTAATTTAGTTAATGATTTTGTTGATTTTAAAGCATTAATTTCATTACGATGCTTGGGTATTTTAATATTTTTAACTCTTTTAATAAATTTAGGATTGTTTGATCTCTTTTTTATGTATTCCCATCTATCTCCTCCGTGCGTCCATCTAGCACTTATCTGATCTAATCTTTTCTTTCTGAGAGCGACGGCATGAGAACGCGCACTCATCCCTTTTTGAAGATAATCTATTCTATTACTTAATGCAGGAATAGTTACAAATGTGTTAAATAAGTCTGCACCAATAGAAGCCATTCCTATCTGCCAAGATTCGTCTACTACGCCCCCTGTAGGACTCATAAAATTTTCCCAGTTTTGTACCATTAGAATCTCCTACTATTATTGTGAAGAGCTTGAACTAATCCAGCTGTAGAATAGTTTAATCTTTGTGTAGTACTTCTTTGATCCATAGAAGTTATATCTCCTTCAGCAAAAGTATGCTTATATTCATTAGTACCTATACCTAAGGCTATACCTCCGCCTACTCCAGCAATAGTAAATCCTAGTGAGCTTGCTAAACTGCCCATTATACCAGAACCATATCCTGCTTCTTTTTGCATAAATTTACGATATGTATACTCTGCAAACGCACTATATCCATAAGGATCCTTAGGATTGTAGTTTGGATCATCAACAGTTATATTAGTACTTGGTCTTGGCGGTGCTTTTCCAAGCAGCTTATTAGTTTTACTAGCTCCTGAGAAGTTTTTACCATAAGGATTCTTAATAAACTTTTTTCCTATTGCGGAAACACCTATAGCAGACACCCCAGCAATGCCCAAAATTGGCGCTGCACTTTCTCCTACTAAACCAGTAAGCCCTATCATTCCACCATAAAAGGATAGTCTACCAACTCCCATAATACCTCTGGCTGCAGCGTAGGCTGGTGCATCTTCTCCTTTTACTCCTCTAATTATTGGATTAATAATATCTAATCTAGGCGCTCTTGCTGCAAATGCTACATTTCTTCTTGCTGATTGTAAATCTGAAATAATTCTTTTTTCTTTATCAATAGAATAATCTTTTCTAAGAGCAGTATGTCGACTATGTCTTGGAGATACTGGTCCCATAAAATTAGCATCATAGCCTTTAAATGTATCATTATGAAATAATGGTCTTTTAAATCCTGTAGGGTTATCTGCAGTTGGTGTTCGTCTTTTTAATCTTGCTTGTCTAAAACTTATTTCTTTAGAAATATGATCTAATTGGGATATAGTATTACTAGAATTATATTTTCCCAACAGTTTAGCAGCATGTCTTCCTTTTCCAAAATTAAAAGAATAGCTATTTATTGATCTACTAATAATATCTTTTCCTAATACTGCACTAAATGCAGAACCAAGACCTAATAAGCTTGCTGCAGTTTTTAGAGAAGATGCACCACCGCCAATCTCTCTGTCGTAAGTTTCATTGCCATAATAAGATCTAAGTCTCTCTTCTCCAATATCTATGAGCGTGTTAGCAACTACAGAACCACCTAAGTATCCACCAGCAAGCGCTCCTCTTTGGAGCATACTAGATGTTCCAAATCCGGATATAGCTGCTCTTAATTCTTTATTTCCAATATTATTTAGAGTAAAATTAGAAACAGCTTTAGACATAGCCCGATATTCAGCTAGTCCTTTTGTACCTGAAGTTACAAGTTTACTTAATACATTAAATAATCCCATTTTAATACCTTACTGTTGCTCTAGATCTGTGTCCAATATTTGTATAAGGTATATGTCTTTTTCCAGAAAAACCAAATGTAGTATTTCTTTTAGCAAAGTTGTGTGTATTAAATAACAGGTTAGTTGTTGGTTGTCTTATTACATTAGGATTCATACCTCTTTTAGATATGGTACCTAGGACAGGAGACATAAGATACTTATTAAAAAAATTCATAATTATTCTTTTATCTTAAAATCTGCATCAACTAATTTTTCTAGTTGGTTTTTTCTTGCTTGAGCAATCTCATGAGCTTTAGCTCGTAGTTCTGCAGCTTTCTGAGTAGGATCAGTATTTATCTGACCAGCTTTTAGCTGAGATTCTCTAGTAGCCACTAAAGCTTCTCTAATCTTAGTGATGTTCTTTCCCGCACGCTCCATTACTGTAAGTACAGGATTCATAACATCAGAAAATATAGGCTCTCCTTGTAGGGTTGCTCCAACTTGTTGATTGCTAACAAGTCTAGGATCATCAGACAAGTGAACACCGCAGCGCCACCTCAATAATTCTTGTCCAGCAAGTTCATATAACATATCCATATCAAAGGAGTGTATTGGGTCATCAATATCTTCAATGCCTAATGCTTTCAGATGTTTAGTGACCCAAGACACAATAATAGACTGTTCTAGGGGACATGGTTTTCCGATAGGGAGTTCTGCTCCAGCCTGATTTAAGACACATGCACTAAGAAATGGACAATTTTGTCCACGACATGTCATAGACATCGATGCTACAAAACCTTTGGAACTAAAATCAATAAAATTCTTAATAAGTTTTTTCTGCTCTTTAGTTACATTGCTTCCAACGTAGCTTGCCAAACTATTAACAAGATCACTCTTGATTGTTTTGACATCCCCAACTTTTAGATCCAAGGGAGCAGAGAAATTCCTGTCCTCTTTCTTGGTACTCAAGTTGGAAGATTCGCTTGATGGCTGCTCTGGCAAAGGGGCAGGATTTTCCATTTCGTTTTGAGAATCGGGTCCAGATTTCATATTCGTATTGGTACTTCTTGTCTAGATAGGCTTTACAGTCCTCCGATGTTTCGATAATATGGATCATTAAGTCTACAGGAATGTTCATGCTCTTCTAATTTTTTCTAACACATCAGGACGTAATCTACCTTCTAAATTTGATGCCAGTGACTCGCGTTGTTTACTAGACATAGATCCATAATAGTCTTTGCGCCACTCGTCAATTCTTTTTTGCATTGCTACTGCGTCCTCGGGTGTGTTATTTTCTAAAATATGCTTCATCAACTTAGATTCGTCGATGTGCATAATATTTGCAAGCTCTATAATCGCTTTAGCAATAGTATACTGCGTTCCAGGACCAACAATCATTTTTCCGACAATATGTTTATTAAGTAAATCTTCTAATCCTTTTTCAAATTCGTTTTTAGGTAGTAGGTATCCGTTTGTTGATAAGATATTTGCTACATTCTCTAGATTTACTCTAATAACTGACTTGTCCTTTATGTCCTTATAAATACAACCCAATAACTGGTTTATAATTCTTTCTTCTTTTGAAATCATATTTTTCCTATTTGTTTTGTCTATAAAAAAACCAGTCTGAGGAAAACCCCAGACTGGCATCCCAACTTTCCCCTAATATTTTGCGATCACGACATATCGCTATCCCCATCGTTATTCACATAACTTGGGACTTCTGACTCAATTTGACCGAGTAAGTCTCTCGTTATTTGTTCAAACTTCTCAGGCTCTTCAACTGCAAGCCTAGCCATCTCAAGAACATTCTCAAGCTCATGAACGACCCTAGCTTTAAGTTCACCCAACGAGTCCGCGGTAAAAAAGCGGGTTGGACTCTTCGGTAAAAGTGTAGGACCACTATTCAAAGGAATTTGATCCAATCCTGGAACCGTAGCAAATGATACTACAATACCCCAGCGACGATTGCGCTGGTTGCCTGTAGTAAAATCAGTTGCACTCTTCATCTTCTGAGGAGTATATAGCACCTCGTTTAAAAGGTAGCTTTCTGTATTGCGGAGATTTTCAGGGAGAACCTCTGCCTGTGTCTTTAATTTCTTAGGAAATTCCTTAATGTTATTCTCGGTCATTTTTGTTATCTATTAAAATTGGTTCGTGTATTCGTTTGTGACAATAATCACAGACGTCATCGTTTAATACGATATTTATAGGAATGTCTCTAGAATTTACTGTTTTACAGTCTTTCTTATCACAGATCCAAAAAATAGATCTTATTTTTTTATGGTTAGTCTTTTTCATAAGCTTTCTCCAGCCAATCTTTAATAAATACCAAAGGTATGAACATATGTACATGTGTTGCTAATGTTTCCCCGCGAGAAGAGGGAATGACTAAAAGCTGAATAGTAATTCCTACTAATTCTTTTGTTGCTATGTAGAACACTCCTCCTCCGGAGTTTCCTGGATATATGGGTGCGGAACATACGGAAATTGATTGTCCTACTAGGTCATAACAAATATGACCTTCTGTGATTAACATTCCTATCCCTAACGGAAATCCTACGGCTACTACTTTTTCGGCGGCGGCAGGACTACTGACATTTATTTTTGATGGCTCCAGAAAGCTATCATTCTCTGCTATGAGAAGTGTGATGTCCAGAGTGGGATGATATATTATTTTTTCTACTTTTTTGGATAAAACAGGTTGATCAGATCCGCTGAAAAATTGAACGAATATTATATCAGTTTTTAAATCAAGTAATTCCTCCTGGGGGAGGAAATGCTTACATGATAGGAACACGAGTTCATATCTGTTTTCATCTTGCTTAATACAGTCAATCAGAACCGCGCTAGCGCATGCTACGCCAGTAATTCTTTCGTGGTAAGCTCTAACTACTAAATTATTAAAAAGCGTTTCTGGTGACTTACAGGCCGTTATGAATATAACTAAAAAAAGTAGAAGTATCTTTTTCATTTTTAATATCTCCTATATGATCTAATAAGGAGGCAAAAAGATACCCAACATATTTGGTGCTTTGTTATTTAACAACAGTTATTTATAGCGCGTGTGTCAAAAAAATTCTATGTATATAGAAAAAAATAAAAATATATAAAAAAATTTTAAATGGCGTGTGTCAAAAATTCTCCTAGGTGTGTTAAAAAAGTAATATTTAGTAGATGACTATTGAGCTCCTGGTCGAGTGGAACGCACTTCGCGTTTCATGGCCACCGGGGGCATCTGGTATTCAGGAGAATATCATGCGATTGTTTGACGACATTGTCGAGATCTTTCGTCTGAAGGATCTCTGCGATCAAGCCGTAGTTGGCGACGGGTTGGTCTACTTCTCGCAAGAGAGCGTAGACCTCCGGAATAAGCTGTCCGAGGCGCTTGCCACCGCTAGGCGCTACGCCTCCAGGACGGTACGTTACCGTGTACGCCACCAAGGCATGTCGCAACGCCAGGCAGATAACCTGCTGCGGGCCATCTGGTCCTAGCAGGTTCTCTGTCTGAAAGGCCTTTGGGGTAGAGCCTTCAATCTACCCCGTATCCCGAAACCACTTACCCAAAGGAGGTGGTCGTCATAGGTTAGCTACCTATGGCCTGATGATGGGAAGCTTTATTCCATATTATCTGTTTCGCTATGCATCCAGGAGGATGTCATGTCAGAGGAGAAAATCTGGAAGACCATCTGGAAACTGGAGGCCCGTGTTGGGGTCCTCCAGGACCAGATGGCAAAGTGCAACAGCAAGGCTGAAGAGGCCTCGTTTGTTGCACTGATTCGTGAGGTCTACCGCCGACTGCATGGGCTATACGCCCAGGTCGGAGCGTAAGCCTTAAGACCTAAGCATGTCTATAAACTGCAGTGAGCTACAAAGCCACAGCAATGTGGTGGGGTGCGAAATCCTAGGCCCCGGTAACTAAAGTAGAGGTATTGCTACCATTGCAGGTGGTGGCGGCGTATGTTGTTACACGTCGTAGCAATTGCGCAAACAGACTGCTGGTATCTAGGAGGATATCATGTCGAATCGTTTTAAGTCAGAGAACGCGATTGAGTTGGTCAAGCACCTGGTCGAGTCGGGCATTGACGCGACCGCCAAGGTGGCCAAGGCTGACACCTCGCTCCACGGGGGCTGTACCGATCCTGACTGCTGCCCGCAAGGCAGCTTCCCCGGGATGCTGAGTGTAGTATCCAATCTTACCGATACGCAGCTTCACAAGGAAGCAGTCTTGGCGGGGATCGTTCCCCCCAAGAACGACCGTGACCGGCGGCGGCTGCGGAAGCAGGAGGCCCAAGATCGGGCCGATTACTACCGTGCGGTCCTCGAAGAAATGGAGGAAGAGGGCGACCGGTAACCTCTTCTCCTCTTCTAGGTTGGTAGTCATCCTTTAAAACTATCCCGTTACTAGTCGGATACTAGGGATACAACCCCATACTACCAGGAGGTAGGATATGGATAAGGTTGTTGTGACCCGTCACGCGGCGCTGGTTGAATACCTGCGCCACGTAGGCGAGGTCGCAGGAGATGTGGCTGTGATCAGCCACGTCACCGCTGACCAGATCAAGGGCAAGCACGTCTATGGCGTACTGCCCCTGCACCTGGCAGCGGAGGCAGCTCAGGTCACTGAGATTCCGCTGGCAATCCCGGCGGAGCTCCGTGGCAAGGAGCTGTCGTTCGAGCAGATGGTGCAATACGCACAACCCGCTCGGACCTACATCGTTAAGACGGTGTAGCCTGCGCCACCAGTACAATTGATATCCTCTGGTGAACAAAAGGGATATCCCCAGTGCTAACATTAACCTGGGTAATCAAATAATGTAGATAGCGCGTGCCTACCCGCGCTCTAGAAATGGGTAGGTAAACTACTAGGCCACCAGTGATGGTGGTTGGGTGCGAATCTAGGCCCAGGTAACCAAAGTAGAGGATCGACGCCATTAATGGCTGCTGCGCTTAACCGCGCAGCCATGGTCCTAAGGTATAGACCTACAAGGGTCTATCCCTATCGCAAACAGGCTAGCAAACGCTGGCCTGTAGCGATGACGGATTCCTAGCGCCACGCTAGTTCAACGTGGCTTTGGTATACGGTGGTTGACCGGTTCCTAAGTACAAATAAAAACAACCAACGGCCTGATTAGTGCCGGGAAATCTAATCTGAGTAGGTAACTACTATGACCACGAAGCGTGAAAGCAAGAAGGGTCCGGTCGTCAACGGTGTGGTTGGCGGCCGCGAGGTCAATCAGTTGCTGGTTAAGGCTGCCGAGGCGGCGCTGGCTGGTGACGTGGACGTCCAGAACGACGACGACACGGACTCCCGTTGGGGGTTCGAGAAGAAGTCGATGTTGGACATGGTCGACGCAGACTTGCGTCACATCAAGGACATCCTCGGCCACGGCATCGAAAAGATGCTGGGCAACGAGGAAGTGCGCGTGTGGCTCAAGTCTCTCTGCAGCCGAAAGGCAGGCAAAAACGACGACCAACAGGTCCTCACGGGACTGCGCTCGCTCAACTACAAGTTGACGGGCATCAACCCGATGATTCTAAAGAGCAAGGCGCAAGCCTACGCTCGACGGAACGGCACCACCCTCCGCCCGCTGGGCGAGCCATCCAACCTCGTCACCCCAGAGGGCGACGACGGCTGGGTGAGCCACGCCAAGCTCGCCTTCCAAGCGGCTGTCACCCAGAAGGCTCACGGCCTGTACTCGTCGTTTGACGAAGACGGGCTGCAGCCCGATTGGGAAAACATCCAGGACTACTCCGAGGGTCGGCCCTTCACGAAGGGCTGGTCGCTTGGGCGCATGTACGTCGGCCGCAAGGTCAAGCGTGTGCTCAAGAACAAGGAGGAAGTCACCTTGGAGTTGACGCCTAAGGGCGTTCGCTCCAAGTGGGTGATGGACATCCGCTTCTGCAAGGAAGCAAAGCCGGTGCCGTTCACCCAAGTGCGGAAGCTGGGCATGGGAATGAAGATCTACGACACACCCGCTGTGGTGGAGTTCGTCAAGAAATTCTACCAGGCCCCCGAGCGCCTCATTTGGCGCAAGGACTTGGAGTCGACAAACGGCCGCTGGTCGGTCTGGATGCCTGTGTTCAAGCACGGCGTCATGACCGGCTGGCTATGGGCCCCGCTCTCCCACAAGAGCAGCGAGCTCTACGAGCAGCGGGTGAATCCGCAACCGCGCCTCCCGAAGCAGAAGCGTAAGGTCCTGGTCTCCCCCGATGGAAAGGTCATGATCTACGCCAAGCGTGCGGGCGACGGCATGCTGAAGGTGCAGATGGAGAAACTGACGCAAGTCAAAGAAACCATCCGCCCGAAGCTGCAGCCGTACCTGACGGAGGTACGCGGGGAGGACGTGTTCTCGGATGCGGTCACCGAGATCACCAACCGCTGGTTGGCAGCGCGTTCGGAGTACCGCTCCAGCTACAGCTGGGGCGATACGATCAAGCGCCTGCTGGCTGACGGCTGGAAGCTTGGCGACTGACCGCGACCTCGGAAGCTAGTAGAAATACTAACGGTGTAAGCCCGTAACAACAAGGCCCCCTCCTCCCCTATAAAGGAGGCGGGGCCTGCCTAATGTAGCCAGTAAAAATACTGACGGTTCCAAGCCCGTGTAAATACAGAGGAGGCACTACCCCAAGAGGGGTAGCTATGCTAACCAGGGTACAGAGTAACGGTTGTTGGTAGTGTAAACCGTCTGTGCGTACTGAATGTAGTATTCACTTTGTGTGTGTTCATGTTAGTGTTGATGCCATCCAGCGAATTGACCACCTGCACTCCTCCCTCATGGCGAGTAAACGTTACTCTTATTCTAGAATGTAGGTTGTCCTTGGTGTGTTATGATCAAAGCTACCAAGACGTTGAACGAGGCGCTGGAGTTCCTCGGTGTTCCTGTTGAGTTCTTGTGCCCGACGATCCCGGTGATCGGCTCGACCGCCATTGATCTCTCCAGTGGTCAGTTGGTGGTGTGTGACTACCGTGGCCTTGGTGGCTACGAGATTGACTGGGCGCTGGCCAAGTACAACTTGGCTGGTCACCTGGTCGGTCGTGTCAACGTTCGTCGTAAGGTCTAAAAAATGACACCCTTAGGGGTGTCTTTACAAGGAGTTAGCTATGACCAAGTACATGACGGTTTTCGAGTTGGCTGCAGAGATGGATCCCAGCGTGGTTGATCACGACGGTGTTGTTAACAGCCAGCTGATGGCAGAGCACGGTTTTGCCATGTTCGGTGGCTGCTACCTGTGCGCTGCCACCATCGCCTTCTACAACGCATACCCGACCAAGCAGGGGTCTTGGGTGTGCAAGGATTGCCTCGCGCACGACGTCGGGTTTGAGTCGGTGTCGGAGTTCCTTGCGTTTGAGTGCAAGGAGAAGTTCACCCTTGGCTCGCGCAAGGCGGTGTTTGAGGAGTACATGCGTGTGTTCCCGGAAGCAGACGTTGATCTGCTCTGTGACCTGGCGTTGGACTTCAAGAAGCACACCGACAGCGTAAAGTTCCATGGTATGGAGGTGGTTGACCTCCATCCCGAGAGCCGCAGCTTCATCGTCTTGGGTGACGATGATCAACCGTACTTGATCGGTAAGATCAAGGGGTACAAGCACTGGCTACCCCAAGGACTGGACTAATGGACACCATTAGCAGAGTACGCTACCTCATCACTACGATGAGGGCGGAGTTCTTGGCCAAGCATGGCTGGGTCGGTCCAGACAACCGATTCGCCCTGCTTGACCTCATCGCTAAGTACAAAAAATGACACCCTTAGGGGTGTATCTTACAAGGAGATAGTTATGGACAACGTGCTATACAAGATCCACGTCAAGCGCATGGAAGAAGAGATCCAACTGGTGAAGTCGAAGCTCGAATGCGCTCTTCTCCAGGCTAACGAATGCTTGGAGAACATCAAGAGCGGTAACCTGGATATCGCTTTCCTGTACTACCACTTCTTGGAAAAGTATGACCTCAAGATGGAGACACCGAGCGTGCCAGACTGGCAGAAGCGGATATATGACAACTTCATCATGCAGCGACACCTGACGGTAACCAAGTAACTAAAAAACCTAACCCTTGAGGGTGTTATGGATCCACTTCTCGGCTTGATCTGGTCTCTCCTCTCGTTGATCTGCGGTGTCGTGCTGCTGATCGTCGCCATCCAAGTCTTCGTTGGACTAGGTGGCGGCTATGTCAAAGTTCTGATCCAACGCATCAAGCACTGGATGCACGACGTGCATGCCAGCGCAACGGTAGATGGCAAGGAAGTTAAGGTAACCAAGGAAGAGTAACATGGACGCTATTAGCAACAACAACATCTCTGACGAAGTTAAGCGCTACGACTGCCGTATGGCGGTCAGCGCTGTCCTGAGCAGCATGACCGTGGCCGACCTCATCCTGTGCATGCGTACCCCGAGCACCAAGCGCGGTGCCTGGATCCGCATCCGCGAGATGCTGGAGATGGACATGAAGGAGCTCGAAGCGTTGTACGAGATGACAGAGGAGGACGCGGGGTAATCCCCCGGTCCCCTGCATACGGAATGAGTCGCAAACTGTGAAGTTTGCAGACTATAAAAAATGATTACCTTATCAGTGGTTTAACAGGACAAGATATGAAGATCACCCAAGTCGACTCTCTTATCAACAGCATGCGCCACCAATGCTTCAACTCCTTGAAGTGCCTCACGTTCTTGTTGCTTGATCTGCGTAGCAGTGATCGTACTAGCTACGACAACGACGAGATGACTCACTTGCTTGACAAGATGTCCGAGATGCGCGACTTCTTGTTGCAAGACTTTGACTACGCCATTTATACCATGCACCGTAACAAGCGCATGGCACAGAAGATGGATGCTGATCGCATCCTCAAGCTGCAACGAGAAGAGATGGATAAGCTCTCACGTGACCAGCGTGGTCAGGATAATGACATCCCCTTCTAACTGAAGGGGTGTCAAATAAATTTTTGGTATTTCTGCCTAGGCGAAAACAAATAGAATAGAAAGAATCTGATACATCCAGCCCAGTATAAACAGTGAAAGCAATCAGTTAA